GCAGGCTGAAGGTTTTGCTGGTCTGCTGGCCTCTATTGAGGATGCTAACCTCCGCTCATCTTCTGCCGAGGATGCGCAGTATATACGCGGTAAGCTCGCGCCTATGGCGCAAGCGTCGGACAGAGCTTCCCGCATAGAATACCTCGCTATAAACCTGGCCATAGCGGAGGCCAAAGCGAGCGATCCGGGTGGGCGTTTGTCAAACATGGACGTACAGGTTCAGGAACGTGCGCAGCAGATAAACACGGCGCTCTCCAGTGGGACTAATATACTCGCGGTTCTTGACGAAATCGATAGACGAGCAGACGCTACTCTATCTCGCATAAAAGCCCGTAGAGGCGAAACGGCGGCCCCGCGAACAGGCGACCCGCAGCGGGTAACGTCGGACGCAGAGTATAACGCACTGCAGCCGGGGGAGGCGTATATCGCACCGGACGGAAAAGTAAGGGTTAAGCAGTAATGGGCTGGAGAGACGACCCCATTTTATCCGCCCCGTGGCAGAATGATCCTGTTGTCGGGCCAGCCCCGCACCAAGCGGAGATCGGCCCCGCTACAGGCCAGGTAACGCCAATCCCCCAAGAGGAAGAAAGCTCTTGGTTAGAGGATCTTTGGCGCTGGGGCACGCTCGGCTCTCAGGGGTTCAACCAGGGCCTTACCCAGTTGGTAGAGTTGCCTTACGACGCGCTGAACAACGCGCCGCGGCTGGGGAATCTGTTCACAGATGAACCTAAATTCGGCAAGATCAGCGAGATGGCGCGCGGTGTCCCTATCCTGGGCGATATGTTCCAGACGGACGACCCTTACATGGGTATGGCCGACAGCGCCGGGCTCACGCATGTCGTCGAGCCGGAAACGAAAGCCGAGCGTATCTTTGAGCGCGGTTTCGAGGAAGTAGGCGCGTCGGCGATACCTGCAGCCGGGGTTATCGGCCGCGCGGGAAGCCTAGCCCGCAAGGGCGTGCCCACCTCTCAAATGAACCTGCTCGACCGGTCCTTCGTCGCGCCAATAATGAACTCCCCCGGTAAGACCACGGCGATGGAGACGGCTTCCGCTTTCGGCGCCGGCGCTGGCGCAGAGTCAGCTTCCGGTTTAGGCCCGCTGGCGGAAACCATCGGCGGCATCGCCGGCGGGGTGATAGCCCCGTTCGGGCTGGGAGGGCTAACTAATCTTAAAGGTGCGGTGACAGGCTCACTGGGCGCGCGAGGCGACGCGGAGTTGGAGGTGGGCAGATTGCTTACGGAAGGCGCCACCGACCCCGACGTACTTCGCCAAAACCGGCTCATGGATATGGTAGAGGAAGCCGATGTCGCGGGCATAGAACCGACGGTCGGGCAAGCCACGAACGACCCAGGCATAAAGGCGCTCGAATATGGAAGACTCGCCCGCCCAGGGTCGAGCGGTGTTTTCGCCGCCAAACGCGCGCAGCAGAACCAAAAACTGTCGGAATCACTGAACGAGCATATCCCGGCGCACGCTACAGATGAAGGCATTTTGGGCGACATAGACGCTAACGAACGCATTCGGCAGGCGGAATTCGACGACGCGCAGACGCAGGCTATCCTCGACGCTGAAATGTGGCAGAGAGAAGGCCGCATATCCGCCGAAGAAGCGCAGGCCATGATTGATGAAGCGCTTGAGTCTTTACCCGGGAACCCGTCGGTCGCCCGCGAAACGGCGTCGAACCAGGCGGCGGATCGCGTCTTCGGCGACGCGGAAGACAGCGTTTTGAGCCGGGAGCGTGCGCGCCGGAACGAATTGTACGGCCAAGTTCCAGACGACATCATGATCCCGACCGAGCGGGCGCGTTCCGCGGCGAGAGATATCACGAGCGACGTAGGCCGCGCCGGCGACCCGCCGAAAAGCGTATCGCGGATCGCGAATTACGGCGCGCCGGAACCTGAGAGTATATATCCCTACGCAGAGATTCCGCCGCCCCCGCCGAAAGCGGTTAAGATGCCGATGCAGCAGATCCGCGATGATCTCACTCAACTGGGCGATGACGCGCAGGCGGCGAAGCTGGCGGGGCGCCCGGGCGAAGCTCGCAAGATCGCCGAAGTTAAGAAGGGCGTCCGTGCTGACCTCGCGACAGCGAGTGAGGCGAACGAGCCCCTTGCGCGCGCCAACCGCAACGACTCCGAGAACTATGCGCCGCGCTTCCGTGAAGGCGTTCCGGCCGACGTGCGCGCCGGCAAGGTGACGAACGACAAGTATCTCGGCAAGGCGCTGAAAGACCCGGTTGAAGCCGACCGGCTCGCCATGACGATCGAGGGTGATGAAGCCGCCCAGACGGCGGTTCGAGATTGGCTGATCGCCGATCTAGGCTCCGGCGGCGCCGAGAACATGACGCCCGCCCGGGCCGACAAATGGTTGCGGGACAACGGCGCAGTGCTTGAGCGGTTCCCGGAAGTGCGCGATGAGGTTCAGCGCTTGCGAAACCAACTTGCATCCGGCGGCGACGAGATGGCCCGGGCGCAAGAGATTATCGAAGACGGCGTGCGGCTCCGCAGAGAGGCGAACGATATGTCTTTGGGAGAGATGTCTGGCGCCACTAAGCTATTCTCGTCGAGAGAAGGATCCGCGGCGCGTATGCGGGCAGTTCTGGACTCGAACAAGAGCCGGGAAAACTTGAAAGAACTGGTGGAGTTGACCTCCACCAAGGAGCACCTGGACGGGTTCAAAAAGAGCTTTTCCGAAGTTCTCCTGGGAACGGACGGCAAAGGTGGGATGCTATCCCGCACGGGGGATGGTGTAAACTTCCTGCCGGCCAAAGCGAAAGAATACCTGCAAAAATACAGCGATCACATCGATATCCTGTACGCCGACGCGCCGGAGCACGGGGAGAATATCAAGAAGATATTGCAATCCATCGCGGTAATGGATCGCGTCAGTTCGTCTCGCCCGGCCGGGACGACCGGTACTACCATGTCTTCCACGCCGGAAATTGCGGGTCTGCCGATAACGAGCGTCCTCTCGCGCGCTTTCGCTGCGAAAAGCGGGCGCACCAGTTTCCGGTTCATCGGCGGCGAAATGTTTGGGCAGATCGTGGCCCGACAGTTCGGGAAGAACCGCGCGGCGGCCGTGGAGAGTATTCTGGATGACGCACTCCTGAACCCGGAATTGGCCGCGGCGCTTTCAGCCCGATACACCAAGGAGAACGAGCGCCAAGCTGCGAATATATGGGAAGCGATCCTGACACGAGGCGCGGCCAGAGCCGGGCGCACCGGGCGGCTGTCTTATGGCGACCAGGAAGAAGATGAGGACGAACCCCTGCGCATCGAAGTGCGCCCGAACCCCGAATAGAAAAGACCCGCCGGTTGTTACGCCGGCGGGCCGAGTTTGAAACGAGAGGGGGTTTACACATGATCGGTGGATCACGACTTGAATATGGGGGATACTTCGGTTATTGTCAAGCGACAATTTAACGGAGAACCCGACAAATGGAACAGCCTCGCGGCATTCGCAATCACAACCCCGGGAATATCGAGTACAACGGAACGCCGTGGCAGGGCCTTGCCGAGCCCAAGTCGGACGGCCGGTTCTGCCGGTTCGAAGGCCCGACATGGGGCATCCGCGCCATCGCCCGAACGCTCATCACCTATCAAGACAAGCACGGGCTGGAGAATGTCTATCAGATGATCTCCCGGTGGGCGCCGCCGGTCGAAAATAACGTGCAAGCGTATTCCGCCCACGCCGAGAAGGCGCTCGGCGTCGGGCCGAGCACGCCGATCAACGTTCACCGCTACGCCGTCATGCGGCCGCTGGTGGAGACGATCATCACGCATGAAAACGGCGTGATGCCGTACAGCGACGCGCAGCTCGACAAAGGTTTGCTGCTCGCCGGTATCGAGGCGCCACAGAAGCCGCTCACGCAGTCACGCACCGTTCGGGGCGGCCAGGTCGCCGGAACGGCCGGCACCGTCGCCGCGGTGGCTGGCGCCGTCGCGCAGGTTCAGCCCGCGCTGCCGGTCGTGGAGTGGATGCGGGACAATCTCGGCGTTGCGTTGATTATCCTCGGCGCGGCGGCGGTCGCCGGCGTCGGCTACATGATCTGGGCTCGCCTGGACGACCGGAACAAGGGGTTGCGGTGATAAATTAACGCCAGGAGTAATATGCCATGAGTTTTATTAAGTCCGTATATGCTTGGGTGATTGACGCAATCGGTTGGTCTAAGCCCGACAGGGGGACCACCCCCACGGTAAACATACCTGCCAAGCGCCCCCGGCGGAGCCTCCGTTTTAAAAACGACATACTTGACCAGCTCCCCCGCCACATGAGCGTGGCTAGGCGTTTGAAAAAGTTAGACCACGACGCCTACGCAAGATTCGCCCGAATAGGCGCCGTAATATGCGGCGAAGACACCAAAGCGCTGGCGAACAGGCTGGACGTACAGGTTGGGTGCATACCTGCTTTTGGGGCGGTCTTCCTTGACCCGGAGGAAAAGGATGACACGTTCAAGATGGACTTCTTGTCGTTTACCAGAGTTGCCCCAACTGATCGCGCGGGCGTAGAGCCGTTTGGCGGGGACGTGTTTCTTGTATCAGCGCTGTACACTTGCAAAGGGTCGTCGCCTTACCCCGCGCAGTTTGCGGTCGGGGTCGCTCCCGGCGGGAAGATAAAAGCGCTAAAATGCAAGATAGAGCATAAAATTCGGCTACACCATCGAAACAGGAAAAAAGGGGATTCCGCGTTTTCCACTATAACCAAGAGCGAGTACGGGTACCCCCCTTTGTTGTGCGAGCCCTTGGGTAAGGACACCCGGAGCGACCTGTTTAAGAAGGGGAGCCCCGACGAAAGGGCCACGTATTTGTTTAGCGTAGCGGTTAACTTTTACGTTACAGCAGCTATTTCGGGGCTTCGGGTGACAGCCAAAAAAGGTAACACGCTGGCGAGTTTCTTCGTCCCGATGACGGATACGGCGTATTTTTTCCAGGACAGAACGAAAGCGGCCGATCCTTCGACCGGGAAGACAAAGAGGATATTCCATATCGTCAGGGCGCATTCCAGGACGACGGAAGAAGGCGTGTCTTTCGTGAAGTCCCATTTCAGGGGGCTGCGTAAGTTTAGCTGGAACGGGTACGAAATTACGGTGTCCCAGCAGGGGCTTCATCATGCAGATCTTCTGCAGTTCGGAGGGTCCGCTATTATGGGCGACAACGCTCCCCGGAAAGGAACTATGTCCTCCGAGGAACTAACTTCGGAGCTAGAAAGGCACCTGGCCGCATGACATTCATCTCTTCCCTGCTCTCCGGCGTCGGCCTGAAGATCGCCGGCGTAGCGGCAGCCATCATCGCCGTTCTCGCGGTTTTATCCGGCGCGAAATCCGCCGGCCGCAAAGCCGAGCGCGTCGACGCGATGCGCAGATCCCTTAAATCCGTGGAGGTTCGCAATGAAGTGGAACGTGAAGTGCAGCGTATTGGCGGCGACGATGCTCGCCAGCGCCTGCTCGACCGCTGGTCCCGCGATTGATTCATCCTGCGCCTGGGTGAAACCTATTTTTGTCAGTAAATCCGACACTTTGACGGACGAGACGGCGCGCTCTATTCTGACGCACAATGCGGCCTGGGAGCGCAATTGTGACGGAGGGCATAGCCCTTCTGGATAATTTTTCATCCTAGTTGTCGATTGACAATACCCTACGCGTTCCCATATCCGTTAGGTCAGTATAGGAGTTTTATCTAACGGGGAACCAAGATGCCTAAACACCAACCGTTTCACAATGGACCGCCTACGGAAGAACCGGCCTTTTCGCCCGAAGATGTTCGAGCGGAATTCGCACGCCGGCTGAGCGCGTACCTGGACGAGAGGGGTTGGAACCAGAGTGAACTGTCTCGCCGCGCATCGGAGAGATTGCAAGACGGCGAAGTCAGCCGGGACAACATCAGCAGCTACGTTCGCGGCAAATCCTTGCCCGGGCCGCGCTTCCTGGGAGCCATTTGCAGGGCTCTCGGCGTCAAGGCGGAAGACCTGATACCGAAGCGCATGACGCGCCAGGTCGACTCCCGCAACGCCAAGGTGGAGTTCCGGGCCGTAGGCGACGGCAAAGCGTGGTTGCGCGTCAACCAGGCCGTCTCCTGGGACACCGGTACGAAGATCCTGCAGCTCTTGCAGGACGAGAAGTAATGTTCAGCACCGGCCGCGCCGCTACGGCTCTCGGGGTATCCCCTAAGACAATAGAGCGATGGCGCGCGGCCGGGACGATCAAACCGGCCTATACCACGCCCGGCGGGCACGCACGCTACGAGGAGTCCGAAATATGCCGCGTCCAGAAAGAGGCGTCCCTGATCTCCAGCGGCGCACTAACGGATATTTCTATGCCACATGGTACGACGGCGCCAGCCGACGTTCAAAGGCACTCTCCCTTCGTACAAAGTCTGCTACGGAAGCGCAGGCTCGCTTCGCCGCCTTCCTAGCCCAAGGCGCCGACTTCTACGACAACTCGGCCCAGGGGGTCAGCGTCAAGGCGGTTATAGAGAGCTATCGCCGTGGGCACGTTCATCCGAATGTGGTCGATACCGAGCGCTTCGAATACGCCGCGACGCAGATCGTCGGGTTCTTCGGCGACACGCCGGTAAGGGATATCGATATCGACGCCGGCGAGCGGTATATCGAGCACCGGCTGGACGAGGGGATAGCGAAAAGCACCATCAAGCGCGAGATGTCGACGCTCGTCGCCGCGGCGAATTTCTGCGTGAAGCGCCGCGTGATAAAGCCCGACGAGATCCCGACGATCGAATACCCGAACGTCGATACGAACCGGGAAATATGGCTTTTTAAAGACGAGTTCAGGATTTATCGCGACACGAAAAACGCCGATATCCGAGACTTCATAGACACGATGTATTTCACGGGCTCCCGCCGCCGGGCGGTTGAGCAGTTATCGTGGAACCAGGTCGACCTTGGCAACGGGCTGATCCGGCTCGCCAAAGACGGCGAGAAGAAGACGAAGAAGCGCCGGCCGACGGTGCCGATCGTGCCCGCCCTGCGTGAGATACTGGAGCGGCGGGAGATGCTGGCGGATACGGATTACGTGTTCGGGCACAGCGGGTCGCGCTACAAGTCGCTGGTGCGCCGGGCGAGCAATGCAGGGCTGCTCTATCTGAAGGCGCGCGACGGGCGGCCGGAGGGGCGCTTTTGCCCCCATACGATCCGGCACACCCGCGCGACGCATCTGTTGCAGGATGGCGTCGATATCTACGCCGTGGCGAAGCTGCTGGGCGATACCATCCGAACCGTCGAAACGACGTATGGGCACGCCGCTGCGGGGCTCACCGCGGATGCCGTTTTGAAGAGTGGGTTTTAGGCGAACATCGCGCTAACCGAAGCGCGAAATACCCTCGTTTTCGCTATCTCGTAATAATTGGCGTCAAGCTCAATGCCGATGAACGCGCGGCCTAATTTGGCGCACGCTTCGCCAGTCGTGCCGCTGCCCATCGTGAAATCCAGCACCAAATCCCCCGGGCGGCTGTACGTTTTTACGAAGAACTCCATCAGCGCCAAAGGCTTCTGCGTTGGGTGGAGGTTGGACGTCTGCTTGTCGCTCGGAAAAACCTGAACGCTGCGCGGATAGCGGCTGGTGCTGTCGTACTTCGTCACACCAGACTCGTCCCCATAGCACTCGCTGCCGTTTTTGGCCCGGTCAGCGACGGCTGTTTTCCTGGCGTGCCCGTGGGTCATTTGAGGGTCAAAGAAAGGCGCTTTGCGGTAGAAAACGAGAGCGTTTTCATGAGCTTTCATCGGCATCTTCTTGGCGTTCAGATGGCCGGTAGCGGATGTTTTTTCCCAAATCCACTCGTATTTTAGCTCAGCAAGATTACTACACCCTAGAACCTTATCGAATGGTGTCTGTGAAAAGAGAACAACTGCGGTATTGTCTTTCCGGGGGAGTGCGGCCCACATACGATCTAGATCGATTGGAGAATCCCACCGGCACTGCGTTGTTCCGTATGGCATATCAGCCAGGACAAGATTCGCAGCCGGGAGCCCGCGCAGAACGTCTAGGCAGTCTGCGTTGTAAAGCGATATATCGCCAAACTGGAGACAAGGTTTTTGTGTCATTTTTGCAGCGTTACGCGCCAATTCGTGTCGTATATGTCGCATTGTGTCGGAGTTTCTGGCATTTAACTTACTGTTATCGCAGAAACTCCATCCACCCGACACCCGACAATACTGTCTTCGGGAGGCAGGGGCCGCAAGTTCAAATCTTGCCACTCCGACCAAACAACCCCTTGAAAACACTAGTTAAATGTTGTCGGGCGAGTGTCGAAAACCGTCATCCGACACCGGCTTTGAGTCGCTATGTGCGGCGCTACGGTAGCTTCTTATCCCCCGAGCCAGTTCCTCGTCGGCGCATTGCAGTTGGTGGCAATCCTCGGCCAACGCGATGTTCTCCAGCATATCAAGCTGAGAGTTATGTATCGCGAGAAGGTCCATATACATCCGGGCCAATTCGCGTTTCGACTTGTTTTCCAGATACCGCATAGTGATCGGCCCGCCGTGAAATTCCACAATGCTCATTTCCTATACCTTTCTTCGCAGAAACCGTCGGCCGCGATCGGCAGCCCCGGCGCCCATTTGGGCTGTTGAACCATGAGTTCCAGAAACTTGTCGTAATCCTGATCGGGCCGGATCTCGCCCACGACCTCATCGTGGATCGTCACCGTCACTTCGAAACCTGCGGTTTCGACCCGCAGCATCGCTTCGGCCATGATGTCGCGCGCGACCGCCTGCGTGATGTTTTCGGCGAATAGCCCGCCATATGCCGATTTGACTGCCCACTTCTTCGTGAAGCTGTCGACGCCCTCATAGACGATGGCGTCCTCCGTGCCCCACGGCTTCTTCATGGGCTCGATCCGCGGGTACGCATAGGCGATGCACCGGCCGCTCGGCAGCCGGCAGAATAGGAAAGAGCCGTTCTTGAGATAGACGACGTTCCCGACCGCTACCTTCATGCCGGGGTTCTCGACCGCCAGCCACGCGCCGCTTGCCGGGCGGTAATCACCCATCGGCTTGCCTTCAAGCGCCCACCAGTATTCGACCGTCTTTTGGTTGGCGTCGCGCCATGCGAGTTTAACCGTCTCGCCGGCGCCCCACGCCTTTTTCGTCATGCCGGATCGAACCCCGCGCTCGTCCCAGCTCTTGCGAACCTTCTCTTTGTGCGTATCGGTCGCATTCCGCCAGACGAGATCGAACACCTCTTCGAGATCGACGCCGTAATTGGCCGCCATCGCGCCATAGGCCGACGCGCCGCCGCCGAAGCCCAGCGCGAGTTCCGACACCTTGCCCACTTGGCGCTCGGTCGGATGATCTTTCTTGTTGATCGGTTTTCCGAAGATGCCGCTCGCCGCTTGGCAGTAGATATCCTCGTCACGGCGAAAGACGCCCAGCTTCGCCTCGTCGCCAGCGAGCCACGGCAGCACGCGCGCTTCGATCTGGCTGAAATCAGCCGCGATGACCTTCCGGCCCGGCGGCGCGGCGATCAGCCCGCGAATGCTATCGGCGGCGGCCTGCATCGGGTTTCCGTGCATCATCTCGACGATATCGACGTTCCCGGTCGACATCGCCTTGATGACATCCGGGATGTCGTCGAATACCGGCCTGGGCAAGTTCTGCAACTGCGCGCCCCGCGCCGCCCAGCGGCCAGTGTTGGCGCCGTGGTACTGCAAGTTGCCGCGCATCCGCCCATCGTCGCAGCGCATCGCCAGCATCTTGTCGATCTTCGCCGTCGATGATTTCGCGCCCTCTTTCCGCAGATCAAGAGCGCGCCGGCAGCTGGCCGGCAGGTCGAGCGCGAGCAGATCGTCAAGCTGGTCTTTGGCGAGCGAGCGCGCCGGAACGCCTTGCAGGACGAGCCACGATTTCAACTGCCCCGGGTTCGAGACGGCGCTCACTTCGCCGTCCGTCACGTCGTACATTTCTTCGTTCAGCCGTTCGGTTGCGTCTGCAACTACTTTGCGGGCGGCAGGCGCCAATTCCTCATCGATGAAGACGCCGCGATCGTTGATGCGTTGATCCATGAACCAGATTTGCTGTTCCAGCGGGCGCAGCGGCAGAAGGCGCTCGGCCAAGGCGCGTTCGACAACCACGTCTTGTTTGCAATAGGCGTAGAGACGTTCTTTCTTCTCTTCGGTGTCCCACCAAACCGGCTCGTCACCCTCCATGCGACGCGGCTTGCTCATCTGCAGCATGAGTCTATGACCGGGCTGGTCTTTGCGGTAATCCAGCCCAAGGGCGACCGCCGCGTCGTCTAGCTTCCCGGGGAGCGCCATAGCGTACCCCATCGCCATCGTGCAGCGGAACTTCTCAAGCGGCGGAACGGGAAACCCGTAGCGCGGCCCGAGAATATGGATGAAATCGAGCCGTTCAAAATTCGCGTTGTGGGCGAATATGAACTCGGCCTCTTTGATCGCGTGTTTGATGTCGCGATCGTCCAGATCCGGGTGCCACAACTTCACCTCTTCGTCATCGGCGCCGAAGGCGGCGCACCAGTTATCGGTGTGCCGGTCTTCGAAATACTTGTAGGCGCCTATTTTCACCAAATCGAGGACGGCCATCGTCTCGACATCGAAGTGGAGGTGCATCAGTTGTGCATCCCGTGAATCGCGTCACGGACTTCGAGGAAGTGCTCCGTCTCTTCCTTCGTGATGGTGTTCGCCGGCTCGTTTTCCAGCCGCTCGGCCATGATGAAGTATTCCGTCAAGAGGTTGTGGCGCGTCTCCAGCTTCTCGATATAGGCTTTGGTTTCGGCGGGAATGAACCCGATCACGATTGGCATCGTTTATCTCCTTATTTGAAGTTGTATTCCGGCCTCGCATACCAGCCGACGCCGCTCGCCGCCCGGTGGGCGGTCGCTATCGAACAATCGTAGCGATCCGCCAGCACGCGCAGCGGCGTTCCGATCCTCCGCGCCCGCCTGATACGGCGAACGATTTTTGGCTCCAGTGGTATCTTCCCGCCGCGCCCGTAGTGTTTTGGCATCCTACAAACTCCCTCAAAAACCGACACGGCGGGCGCAGAAACGCCCCACACCCGCCGCTCCGGTCAGTCCGACAAAAGTTCCTTCATCACCTCGTTCACGCGGTCTTCGTAGACGGCGATCAACGAGTCCTCTTCGGCGAGTTCCGCCTTATCGCGCTTCCGGCGAGCAATCACCTTCCGCATGATCTTCACGTCAAACCCGGCGGCCTTCGCTTCTGCGAAAACCTCCTTCCGGTCGTCTTTCAGCGCGTCAACTTGGTCGTCGATATTCTCGACACGCTGAACGAACTTGACCAGATCGGCGCCGGGTACGCTGTTGTGACCGACGGTGGTCATAACGTTTCCACCTTGGTCGCGAGGATCGCGAACTTGTCGCACAGCACATCGATGTCGGGCAACGCGTCCTCGATCTTCCCCAGCTTGGTGTCAGGCGAGGCGTCTTCGCCTTTGTTGGATCTAACCGGCGTTTGAAATTCAGACGAAAGTCTGCAGAGACAATCGTCTATCCGGCCGGACGACCCGTCGAGTTGCGCCCGGATATCGCACAGACGGGAGAAAACGATATCGAGCTTTTTTACCTCGTCGCCCGCCTGACCCGAGAGCCCGGAGGAGCAGGGCTTATACTCCGCGAGCATTTCTTCGTTTAAAGACATATCGCCCTCCCTTACGCGAACGGGTCTTCGTCGGAGCCAGACGCGCTATCGTCGAACATATCGTCCGGCGAGTCGGCGGCCCCTTCGACGGCTTCGAACTGATCGCTTGCCCGCGGCTTGGCGCCGCCGATCGGGTCGTCATGCCGCAAGAGCTGGACATTCTGCAGCCCGACAGCAACGCCCTTGTTCGTTTTCACGTCGAACCAGAATGGGTCGGAGCTGACACGCGCCCAGCGTCCCGAGTAGATTTCCGTGTCGTAGTCATCCGACGACACGTCTTTCCCGTTGGCAAAGATGAACCCGGGCTTCTTCGCCGCCGTGAGCCGCAAAAGAGTCCATCCTTCGAATTCCGCGCCGGCATTTTTCTCGACCGGATCGAGAAACTTGTCCTCGACGTACTTTTTGGCCTTCGCCGTTTTCTCGGCATCGTCGCCGGAGACCTTGGTCATCGCGACGTCGAACATCTTCTTCTTCAACAGCTTCAAATCGCTGCCGGGCGGGAAAAGCATCGACAACGGATACCGCATCTCGCCTTTTTCGTTCTTCTTGCCTTTGTGGCAGTCGTCGGCGAAGCTCATCCGCCCTTCGGGTGTGATGATGTCACCGTTTGGCGCGACGGCGCATTTTTTCAAGTCAGCCATTTTCATGTTTCCTAGTTAACAGGGTCAAAGGTATCGGCCGCGCTCAGCTTGGCCGGTGGACGCGGATCGTCGTCTGACACAAGCGTCAAACCACTGCTCCGCTTCTCGACAAGATCGTCGGCCAGCTCAGCTTCGAACTGTTTCTTGCCGTAGACCTTCTCGATCTGTGCCGGGCTCTTGAACGACATCGAATAGATATCCTTGTCGTCCATCCCGTGTTTCTTCAGCGACGCAACCGCGTTCGCCTCGTCTTTCCAGTAGCGCCGCGCCTTTCCCTCGACGACTTTCGTCCCCGGGGGCGGGTTGCCTTCCATAGCGAGCTGGAAGCCGCGTTCCTCGACGGCGCTTACGAACTGTTTGATGAGCGCCAGCTTGGGCCAGATCTCGCCGATCTTTTTCGCCCCCAGTTCGTCGACCACGCCGAAGGATTCCTGCGCCGTCTCGATCGAGAGCTTCTGCAGCTCGGGGCAATCCGCCCGCGCCTTGCACCACTGGCATTGCGCTTCGCCGGGTATGCGCTTGGCGTCGGGGTCGTGCGTCTTCTCAGCCGCCTCCTGGAAATCGAGAAGCCAATCGATGACATCGTGTCGGGGGAGATCCCAATCGCGGATCGCCTTCTTGCCGATGGCGTTGGGTTGAACGATCGTGACCCGCAGCGTATCCCACTCGCGGTTGTGGTAGCGCTTCGCCGCGCCGAGCCCATAGCAGATGCCCTGCTCGTTCTCGTCGGCGTCGACATAGCCGATGCCGTTCTTGTAATCGACGACCTCCAACACGCCGTCATGCAGCGCGCAAAAGTCAGCGGTGCCTTTCTCGCCTTCGCCCAGGAACGGCAGATCGAGTTTTTCCTCGACGAAATAGTCATCCGCCTTGGCGATCAGCTCGGCGCAGTAGTCGACGTAAATCTTGACGCCGGCGATCATGTCTTCGTCGACCGTGATATCGGGCCATTCGGTGAAGACATCGCCCAGGAACTCTTCCGGCTCCCGCCCGGTAAGAAGACATTGCTCGCCGACATGGTGCGCGACGGTGCCCTTCCGGCTGTGCGGGTTTTCCTTGTCCGGGTATTTCGCCTCCATCGCGCGACTGCCGGGGCAGAGCCGGCGCCGCTTGAAGGATGACGGGCTGTTTTGGCTATGCGCGCCCATTACTCGGCATCCTCGTAGAACTCGGCGCGGATCTCCTTCAGCTTGGCGTAGCAGGCCGGGATATCCTCTTCAGCGACATCGGCGAACTTCTTGACGCCGAAGCCTTCGTTCAGGACGGTGCGAAGCCGGGACGAAATGGCGATCTGCATCGCCTGGTCGTCGTGGTCGTAAACCATGCTTTCGCCGTAACTCTTGAGGTCGCCGAGCGTGAGGGGTGCGTCGCCTTCTTCCGGCACGCTTTCCGGCGGTGCGGCGTCGGCTTCCTTGGTCTGTTCGGCGATCGCTTCCGTGCGGGGCTCAAGCGTCGCCTCGCGGATCGCGTCCTGGTGCTTCTTCGGCAGGCGGCCGTGCTGGCGCTCCCACCACCCCACGTCGTAGGGCTCGCCCGACGTGGCGATCTTCTGCAGCTCGTCGCGCAGCTTCTCGGCGTTCTTGCCGCGGACGACGGAGAGGTCTTCCGTTTCTTCGTTGGCCGGTTCTTCGCTAGGCATGGCGGAGTCGGCGACCTGTTCGGCTTCTTCCTTCGTCATCGGCGGGCCTTGCTGAGCGCACAGCTCAGCTTTCTCATAATCAACTTTGGTTACGCTGCCGGCTTCATCCGAGACTAGTAGTTTCGGGCCGTCCCCGCCCGCGAACGACAGCAACATCGCCGCGACGCGCGAGACTGTCGCCTGCGAGTCTTTCTCGGTAAGTGTGATATTTATGTCCATTTGTCTTTCTCCATTTCTCTCTAAAACCGACATTAAAGGCCCAAAGCCGCGATATCCGCCGTCTTGCGCGCCACGGCCGCCTGTATCTTCTCGTCGATCGAGCCCGGGATCGTCGCGAAGTAGGCGATGCACCCTTTATTCTGACCGATCCGATGAATGCGTTTGGCGGCTTGTTCGTTCTCGGCCGGCACCCATGACGACTCCACGAAGATAACCGTGTTCGCCGCCGTCAAGGTGAGTCCCGTTCCGGCCGCCTGCATCTGCCCGACGAAATAATCCGCTCTGCCTTCCTGAAAATCGCGCACCGCCGTCTCGCGATCCGCCGGTTTCGTCGCGCCGGTAAGCTCTACACTTTTCGCTAAACCCGACATCAAGGCCACAATAACGCCGCGATGCTGGGCGAACAATACCGCTTTCTTGATTTCGCTCTCCCGCAACCACTCCAGCACGCCGTTTACCTTGGCGAGCCCGGTGACGCGCCGGAGCGTGGCGACGTGCGGCGCGATCGCCCGCAGCGCGTCGAGCGTGTCGCCTCCTTTCGCCATCGCGCGCTCAACCTGTTCGCGCTCGTCATCCGGCAGCCCAGCCAAATCGCCCGCGACCGGCAATGTGTCATAGCGCATAGGCGGCAGATCCTTGAGCACGGTCTTCACCTTCCGGCGCATCACATGCCCCTTCAAACTATCGCGCAGCTTGTCGAGGTTCTTGCCTTTGACGATTTCCAGCCCGAACCCGTTGTTCCGCGTCTCGCAATAGCGATTCACGAATTGCCAATAGGTCATCACCTTGTCTTCGCGGAAGGTGATCGCGGCCGGAAAGAGCGTCTTCATCATCGCGTAAAGCTCGCTCGGGTTGTTGGGCATCGGCGTACCGGTCAGCGCCCAGGCCCCGCCGCTTTGCTTCGCTATCGGGCCGTAGACGGCTTTCGTGCGCGCCGCCTTCGGGTTCTTCAGAAAATGCGCTTCGTCGAGGACCAACAAATCCCAATCGATCGCCGCCAGCTTCGTCTTATTGCGCGTCGCATAATCGTATGAGCAGACGTTGACCTTGCCGGCGACCGGCGAATCCTTACCTGTTTCCAGCACAACGCACTCGCCCGCTTCGCAGGCGCGCACCTCCTGCGGCCAGACCTGGCGCACCGACGCCGGGCAGATGACGAGGACGGACTTGTAGCCCTTCGCCCGCCACGCGAACGCCGCCTGCGTCGTCTTGCCCAGGCCCGGCTCGTCGAACAGCCCGGCGTAGCGGTTGCTCGCCAGGAAGGCGACGCCGGCCTTCTGGTAGGGGAAGAGTTGTCTCATTTCTTAAAGTACAGAACCGGTTCGATGTCTTCTTCGTAGCGGCTATACCCTACGAATTCACCCGGCCACTTTTCCAGGTATTGATCGATCCAATCGAAGAATTTTTCGATCTCGTCCCCGTAGTTTTTGAGGTCGGCGCGAACGACGAGACAGTACGCCTTACGTATCGCATCATAGCGAAATTCCTGAGTCGAAAACGGGATGAAGTAATAAGAGCTACAGTTGAGAACGGAACCCCACCTATCGCACTTGAATAGATCGTGGTTCGGGGTTTTCTCCGGGGCGGATTCGCCTTCACCTATCATGTAGCGGATTATCTCAATAACATCGCCAGGCGTGTCACTCCGCAACGGCGCGGCGATTACAATTTCAGTATACATACCCACGGCATTCTCTCCTTACTGCTCAAAACTCCAATACAGGATCGCCAAAGCGTCGGCCTCGTTATCGTCGACAACCTCATGCCCTCGCTCGATAGCCGAAGCGATCATCGCTTCCTTCGGCGCGTTGCCCTTGCCGGTCCAGAATTTCTTGATCGTGCCCACGGGCACGCCGGCGTAGGGTATCGCCTTCTCTTCGCAATAGGCGGTCAAACACGCCATCAGCCCGCCGTAGACATGCGCGGCGTCCGTGCCGCGGTGCCGGCGCACCTCTTCGAAGTAGACCTGGCTCACGCCAAGCGAGTCGCTGATCTCGTCCAGCCACTTGCGGAACCGCACGTAGCGCATCCCGCCGCCGCTGTACCGGTCGTTCTTGAACGACTCGGCGCCGGACAGAATGTTATCGTCGCTGGCAATCGCCCAGCCGGTCGTCGTCCCCAGATCGAGTGCTAGAATAGGCATGTTACTGTCTCCTTGACCCTGGTTTCCCACCTTTGTTTCCGCCTAAAATGCGGCGTTCTTATGGCGCCTGGCGGTCGTGCCGGGGTACCGCAGCCCGCAAATCGGCGTAGAATTCCGTAAAACCCGACAGCGAATTGACCACGAGATTAGTGTTGTCTTCTAAAGGCAAGCCCTTTTCGCTCGAATGCCCGTCAAAAGTGCTATGACTCACGGTTGTGGAATCGACCTCGATATGCACGCGAACGCCGCCGAGTTCCGTCGCGGCCGCCAGCTCGTTGGCGAACCGGCAATCGTCTGTGACGACGTTCACGCCGGCGCCGAGCAGCCGCTTCACTTTCGCGCGCCAGACCCCAACCCAGAAATCCTCGCCGATACAATCCCGGCCCCACTCAGTGCCGAGCGTCTGCATCGCGTGCCGCGGCGTGTTCCCGCAAAGCAGATCGCAGGGACGTTCTTTGTTATGCCCCTCGATCTCGGAATCGGTTAGCCCGATCGCGCGCAGCATGTTCTTGAGCGGAGCGGCGAACTTCACGATCTCGTAGCCGTGATGCTGGGCGAGGTAGTTCGCGGCTGTCGACTTCCCGGCGCCGGCTTTGCCGGTGAGGATGATGAGAGTCATTGGCTGCCACCGTGTTTGGAGAGAGCGACTTCGGCCTTGCGCGCAATCTCATGCAATGCGTCGCGAAAGGCATTGTTGGGCGCGCAGACGACGCTGGCCGACAGTTTCGCATTGCCACCGATCTCCCGCAGCGCCCCCGCCAATTCCGCATTCGTGGCACGGAGGCGGTCTTCCTCGGGGCGGGTGTTCCAATCGCCACCAGCGTAGTGGCCCGGCCCGGTCGCACAGCAGTCCATGCAAAAGCAGAAAACAACCTTGTCACCGCCGCCGCTGTTGATGTCCTTGCTGCCGCAAAACGGACACGCCTTCAACTCGCTCATCGGTCTTCCCCCAGTGCTGCGCGCTTGTGAAATTCGCAGGCCGTGCAGTCAGGTGTGAAATGCCCCTTGCCGCCATTTTCTAGGCAGAAGCCTTCGCAAAGCTGATCTTCCAGCCATTTCTTCGCTTTGTGGAATTGCGCATTCTCAGCCTTGAGCCGGGCGTTTTCTTCCAGGACTGCCGGCATGTTCTCGACAATCGCGGACACCGCGCCTTTGAATTTGTCCAACTCGCTCATCATAATCTCCTGTCCGGGCTATTCCGCTCTAGTACGGGATGTCCCAACTGGGCATGACCTTCGTGATGTCCGCGCCCTTGTTCCTTCGTTTCGGCTTCTCGCCCTTTTTGCGAGGATCGGTGTATCCGCAAACTCGGCAGGTCTGTCCCGGCCAAAGCCGCGTGGCGTTCCGGTTGGGTGGGCACCCGGGGCACTCGATTGTGTGCTTGTCCCGTTCCTTTCGACGGTGCTCTTTCGCGTCCCGCCAGTAGTCGCCTACATCACCCATCGTCTTCTCCTATTCCGCAGCCGCGCGGGCTAGCTTGTGCATCCGGCGAACGCACGAAAGACAAAGGTTGAACGTTCTGCCTAAGTCACTATCGCCGCACTCAATCGAGTCCCCTATGGTGCGGTCACATTCATCGCATGTGCCGTGCGTCCAGGATTTGTTCCCGATAATCCGATCTACTTCGTCGGGGTCTGGGTTGGGTGGAAGGGCGTCCAGTTGTTCGCCGATAACGGCCTTTTCCGGGAACCGATCATACTTGCCGAAATATTGGCGTGCCCATCTGGACGCCGCCACATCCGCTAGTTCCTGCCGGGTGGTTAGCTTCATCGTTCTCTCCTATTCCGCAGCCGCGCGGGCTAGATTTTCCAGGCCATCTTATTCACCCCTCCGACGCGCTATCGCCGTCTGCAGCGCCGACCCGAAGTGCAGCCGCGCCAACGGCGCCAGCATCTCGGCCTCGGCGAATTCGAACAGCTCCGCGTCGAACTCGCCGTGCCGCGCGGGCGTGCATCCGGCCCAATCGCAGCGCCAATGCGGCGGCGCGACCGTCGCCAACTCGATCCGCATCGCGTTGAAGTCAGCCTCCTTGACGCAATCCGGCAGCTCTGGCGCGACCCCGAACTTCTCGGCAATCGCTTCGAAGATGGGTGTCTCGACGTGGGAGATCGCCGGAACGGCGCGTTTCATCGGCGACGTATTGTCTCCGATATATGCCTCCGCGGCGTCGTGGAGCAGCGCTTCCAGCCGGTATTCCGGTGGCACCAGCTTCGCGACCAGCACGCTATGCTGCGCGACGCTGTAATGCTCGCGTGACGGCGCGCTGTAGTGGCCGCCGTAGCGCACGATCCGGGACAGCGACGTGATGATGTCGCCGGCGTCGATGTCTTCCGGCTTGGGGTCGAGCGGGTAGAACGGCCTACCGCTGAACACCTGCATGTTCGGCCCGCGATCCGCGTCGTGGCCGACAGTATTTATTTCGAGTGGCATCTCTACTCTCCATCGGTTTTCCCGTATCCCGCCATGTAGGCGTAGATCTTCCGTGTCACCCGAAGGGACGGCGAGCGGCCGCCTTCGAGCCTGTTCATGAGCCCGCTATCCCCGACCGCGGCGAGCCCGAAGGCGCTGATCGCAACGTCGTTGGTACGGCAGAACTCTCGGATATGACGGATCAGTGCGTCTTCGGTTGGTAGTTGCATGTCGGGTTTGTAAACCAGCACAGCTTACCTTGTCAACCGACAATTTTTCTCTTGACCCGACAAAAAGCGACAGTCATATTCTAAGGCATCGTGATTAGCGAAGCAGGGGTAGCCCCCGTTTCAACTTCTTCGGAAAAGGAGGCAGTCATGAGCCCGCGGCGGAAACGTCGCTAAGTGCCGGGGCGGGGCGGAGCCCCGACCCCGGCGCCTAAAACCTCAACGGAGAAATGCCAGATGACTTATTCAGCCCAGCAGATGCGCCGCGGCTTCGCCCGACAAAGACGCGACATAAAGTGGACGCCGGCCGACACGCTCGCGCTGCTCGCCGGGCTCGCGATCGCCGTCGTGCTTTTCGCGATGGCGTTTTTCGAAGCCGCTTCGGCGTGATGTCGGCAACGTCGCCTAATTGAGAGTTCACCAACCAGACAGCGAAAGGAAAAGCTATGTCTGACAATGCGCCTAAGAGAGACCAAACCGAACCGCAAGAACCCATCATGAAGTTCTTCGCGTTCGACCACCTGCCGGAGCATTTGCAGGGCGTCAGCCGCCCCTTCCACGCGACCGCGAATTGGGTTGTGCAGAACCTTCCGCGCAACGCCGAACGCACCGTCGCCCTTCGGAAACTTCTGGAAGGCAAGGACGCCGCCGTCCGCGCGGCCCTGTGATCCGATGACTTGGTACACCGACTTTCGGCAGGAGTGGATTAAGGAAATGCTGGCCATATACGGCTTCATTAACCGCGCCCATATCTGCCGAAAGTTCGGTGTGTCGGAACCGCAGGCAGCCCTTGATCTGCGCGCGTTCCAGAAGGCCAATCCCGGCGCGATGACCTACGACAATAGGCGGAAAACCTACGTCGCGACCCGGTCCGGCTATCGAGAGGTGGAGAAATGAGTGAGATTGTTGGGCACAAGACATTTTCGATTGGCGACGGCACCTTTCGGCACGAGCCGATTACCCGCGAAGAAGCAGACGCGATTTGGAATGCCGCAAAACAGCAGGAGCAAAAGCGGGCCGAAGATATGCCGACGGAGCAGGACGCGATCCGGCAAATGCGCGACGCACATCAACGGCTAAAGGAACTGGGTTGGCGGGACGCAATCTACTGCCCGAAGGACGGTTCTGTTTTCGAGGTCTTGGAGGCCGGAAGCAGCGGCATTCATGACTGCTTCTACACTGGCAAATGGCCGGACGGGACATGGTGGATACCCGCCGAAGGCGATCTTTGGCCGTCCCGCCCGATCCTGTTTCGCCCGAAATCTTCCGTCCAGCGAGAGGAACAGAACAATGGTTAATGGCATCAAAGCCCTACTTATCGGCGCCGAACCGGCTGGCGAAGGTGACGCCCTAGTGACCTTCCGCGTCCCTGCCGATGCGCGGCTTTACACCGGGGAATACCTTCTGGTGCAGGCGTTCGCGGTGGAACTGGCGAAGGCGCAATCCGTGGAATGCTCACGACAGCCCGAACCCGCCGCCGATCCGCAGGAAACCGCCGATCCTGGCCAGGGAATTGACATACCTGAGACTGTCAAATCGTCGGACGTGTCAGACGCACGGGAAACTAGGAGGTTGAGGCCCATAGAAAAGGCCGCAATCGCAAGCCTTTTGTACTTACCGGACACCCCTATCGACACTGCCAAAACCGCTATCCCGGAACCGGTCCCGGCGCGTACCTTGGAGGGTGATTCCGACCCCTCCCATAACGGTACGCAATTGGCGGAGACCGTGACGCTGCCCGTGAAGCCGACACAGGCGATGCTGAATGCAGCAATCGACGTGGACGCATTCAAGCTGGGCGACATTAGCCCGCTCGGCTTTCGGTGTAGTCCCCAACAACTTTTCGAACAGTGCTACGCGGCCATGATCCGCGCGGCTGCGGAATAGGAGGTTTTCGTGACTGTCATTCCATTTCCGAGCGTCCGCAACCTAACAACCAACTACCTAAAAAAGTGTTGGGACTACATGGCCAGCGAAGACGGCAGCTATGAGGACGGCGCGTTCGTCGTCACGGACGGCGGGCACACAGTCAACGGCCTGTGGATTGATGACATCCACACCGAGATGAACCGACGCGGCGAAGGCCGATACGTCGCTGTCTGAATGAAGGAGCCGCATATGAGCGAACTGAGAAAACGGATTAGAGAGGCTATCCTGCTTCCGGGGTCTACCGAGGGACCGCAGGGCGACCGCACGGTGACGGAATGGCAGGCCGACGCGGTGCTGACTGCTTTGAAACCTCACGATGCCGTCGCAGACGCCGTGCCGGTGATCTGTTATTTCGCCAACCAAGAGGACGCCGACGGGTTCAAGGCTGCTGTGGAAGCGGCAGTCCCGACCATGCGCGCGTTCCCTGTCAAAGGGTAGAGGTGATCGCGATGCCGAAGCGCATTCAATTGAGCCGCAAGAAAGGCTGGCGGAAGCCAGCCGGAGCCGTCGTGGTCGCGAGGCCGACGAAGTGGGGCAATCCATACGCCGGGGACGGCCC